GCACCATTCCATCGGGCGCTTGGGTCTCCGGAGTCCTAGCCTGGCCGATTGCTTAGCATTCTGTATCCCGAAGTTTTGTCTCGGTGGCTACGAGAGGCGGCGAGATACAATTCGCCCGCATCGGCGGCCTCGTGGCGATGAACCTGTACAACGTCACAGCGAGAATCTCTGGGTCATGGAGTGGCGAGCAAATCGGGACAGTGCCCGAGGGCTTCAGGCCGAAGGCCCAGCTGCGGCAGCGATGCGTCGTAGCTAACAGCGATCGCGAATACTCCGCCGGGCTTTGGATCAAGCCTTCTGGCGAGATGTTCATCTCCAATTTCGGCGGCACGGGCCTGTCCGGACAGTACAGCTTCTCATGCTGTGTCGCATGGCCCGCATAGCATTCTGTATCCCCGAGATCTGTGGCAAAGACAAATGTAGGGAAGAGCTACCAGGAATTCCGCTATGACATGCCGCTAGATAGGATGGCGGCGCTCGTCTGCATCTATTGTGGGCGCCCTCTGGCATCGACCTTGTTCACCACGCGAATGTTCGCTGAGGGATGCACCAACTCCGGAGCATGTGCGGACTGTTATTACAGCCCTGGTAACTTTGGAGTCCACGCTTACTATACGGACGGCAAGCTGTTCCTCATGGCCGATGCCTCAGTATATAGCGCAGTTTTCATAGTGTTTTAGGTACAGATCACAGCCTGACCGGAGAAGTCTCCAGACGTCGTGGAGAAACAGAAGACAACTCCCTTTGTGTCGATCTTGACGTAGCCTGAGACACTGCCCACGTTAAGACATCCAATCGCCGTCGTCACCGGTTTAAACGGTAACTGGCAAACGATGCGCCCGGCGCTTCCGGTAAGAGAGATGTTTTTCAGCTGGACGACAACGATGCGCCCGATGCGAACACAAGTGACGCCGGCGACTGGAGCCGTGACGACGGCTTGGGATACAGAATCCCCGAGGTCTGCCAGGGGAGTCAGTTCGGGGATGAGAAGCTTAGGCTGACCCGTCGTCAGTCCGTCGAATGTCACCGAGCAGATCGGGACCGTCACGTCGGCGTCACCGTCCAGGATGGAGCCTTTCGGCACCGACGGCGCGGCGGCGCTCGAGCCGGGGGTTCCCTGGAGAACCTTCCACTCAACCGTCTCGACAAGGGTCGGGCTGGACCCGCTCACATCGCGGGTGTAATGGACGCAAATGTAGTCCATGCGCTTCTTGCCCTGCGAGCCGCTCGCCACCTTGACGTCCTCGGGCGCGGTGACACCGATATGGCGACCCTGCACGATCATGTCGCCGGTCGCGATACGGACGGTGTTCGCGTCGACGAGAGATGGGGCAAGTTTGCCGCCCGTCTGCAGCACATAGCTGCCAGTGCCGACTTCGCCCGCAATGCGGCGCCCGTCGTCGGCCGAGCTGACGTGTGGCACGCCCGCTTTGCCGGTCACAATCTCCATTTAAGCCGTCCTTTCCCATATAAAGCCGTTCTGGCTGTCCCGCATGGCCCACGTTCCCCCATAGGTGGCGCCGGGGTTCTTCCCCTTGCTCTCCATGTAGAGAGAGCCGACGGGATGGGCGGCGAGGAACACCTTGGCGGTCGAGGCCTCGGGGCCTTGTGGCCCTTGCGGGCCCCGAGAACCCGTAGGCCCGGTCGGTCCTTTAATGTTGCCTATCTTTGTCCAGGCCATAGCGCAACCCCAGCTAGGCCTTATAGGTGTACAGGTTTCCGGTTGAGGCGTCGATGTACACCGAGCCAACCACCGCGACGCCGCTCGGGGCGACGGTTCCCGCAGTGACGGAGGTGCCGTCCGCGCCCTTCGGGCCCGTCGGGCCGGTCGGGCCCTGGGAGCCCGTGACGCCCTTCTCTCCCTGCGGGCCCCGCGGTCCGGTCTCGCCGGTGGCACCCCTGTCGCCCTTGGGTCCCTTGAGCGAGCCGATGTTCGTCCATGCCATGATGAGCTCCTTTCGCTAGACCGTCTGGCCGTACTGGTAGACCTTGAAGCCGTCGGCGGTGTCGATGTAGACCGCGCCCTCCTGCGAGGCGGACGTAGGAGCACCCTGGCCGAAGGTAATGCCGGGACCAGCCGGGCCCTGCGCGCCCGTGGCGCCCTTCTCGCCCCTGTCCCCTGTGGCGCCCTTCTCGCCCCTGTCTCCCTTAGGGCCCTTCATCTCACCGAGGTCTGTCCACTGGGCGTCGCCGGACATCGACGTCTTGACCCACATGTGGCCGTTATCGCTCGTGACGTAGGTGTCGCCGACCGCCGCATCTGCAGGCAGGGCGTTCTTGTCGGCGACGGCGCCCTTGACGGTGATGGACGTGCCGTCGGCGCCCTTCTCGCCTGCGTCGCCCTTGGGGCCCTGCGGGCCCTTGACGCTTACGCCCTCGACGGCTTCGCCGACGTGCGCGGTGCTGCCCGCCGAGTCCACGGACGCGATGGCGTACACGTCGCCGTTGGCGTCGATGACCACGTCGCCGACCTGTACGCCGTCGGCAGGCTTGAGCGCGGAGAAGGCAACGTCGCTGTTGCTCTTCACGTCGATGTTCGCAACCCTGACGCTGCCGCCCTTGGCGCCCGTCGCGCCGGTCGCGCCCCTCGGCCCCTGCGGGCCCATGAGCGTGCCGACCTGGTTCCATGCGTTAGCCATTTGTATCTCCAATCTCGCCGTAGCGATAATAGGTGCCGGTCTCACTGTCGAGGTAGAGGTCCCCGACGCGACCACCTATGGCGGGGGTGCCGCCCCCGACATACCACTTCGTGCCGGGTTCGCCTGCGGACTTCAGCTGCTCTCGCACCCAATCTTCGACATCAGCCCAGGTCTTGACCTCGTCATCGGTGTAGATGTAGCCGTCCGGCTTGGCCCTCGGGCGCACCTTGAGCACGGCGCGCGCGTGCGTGTCGCGCCCATCGCTCGCCCAAACGGCCATGTCGAGGCCCGCAGTAAGCAGGAGCGAGGGCACCACGGCCTCGCCGCCCACGACCGGGACGACCAATGCGCGCTCCGATCCGGCGACGGCGAAATGTGCCTCCGTCACCCCCTGCAACGCGATGTGAACGCGCCGACCCGTATCCCATTGGTAAAGGGGCGGGCCGATGAGCTCTATCTGCTTCATGGCAGTCTCCTATCTCCCCACTGCACCAGGCGATGCGCCATACGTGGCGCTGTAGCCCGACCCCGCGGCCTTTACGATCTTGCTGCTGATCTCGACCGAGACCGTCACGTTTGGCGAGTAGTGCCTGGCCTCGACGATATCGCCGAGGCCGAACTCGACGCCCTCGTTGACCGTCACGGTCACGCTGCCCTCGGACTGCTTGTCCTCGAGGCGGCTGGATGCCTGGTCGCGGAGATCGTCGCCCTCGGTGTTGTTGGCGTCGTAGTACTCCTCGAGCTCGAAGACGCCGGTCATCGCCTTCACGGTGCCAACGCCGCCTTCCCGGTCGGCGTAGACGTCCACGACATCTCTGGCCGCAAGTTCGCCCTTGCCGGCCGCCTTGAGGTGATTGGTGACGAGCAGGTCGCTCTTGAGGTCGAAGTTTACGAGATCGGAGTCGACCCTGCCGCGCCAGTCTGTCACCTTCACCGCCTGGAGCCTGCACGATCCGCCCACCCACCTCGCATCGAGGCGAAGGCCTGCGGAGCGCATCGCCAGCCTAAGGTTGGTCCAGGCGTCGGGTACGTCCCTGTTGCATCGGTAGCTTACGTTCACCCCGGCGTCGGCATCGGGAACCGTGAAGAGGGAGCCGATGCCGAGCCGTTTAACCGCGGACCGCAGCACGGCGTTTGCGTCCCCAGAGAGGACAAGGTAGTCCTGGCCCGGATCGGGCCACAGAAGGCGCTTCTCGAGCACTCCGGTCCAGGTCGACCCGGTCCAGTGAAGCTCGGACGAAGTGCGGCGCGTCTTG